CGATGGGGCTGACGCGACCGTCGTAAGGCAGCACGCAGCTGACCTCGGCCGGACGTGACGATTCCGTGAAATCCCCCGGGAAGTCGGTGTCGGCCTCGCGGGTGACACCGCCGGGATCGAGGGAAGCATCGGGGCGGGTTTTCCACACGTCCCCGTTGACCTTGATAGTCGCTTTTCCGTGCTGTTTAGCCATGGTTTAAACTCCCTTTATTATCTGTTTAAAAAGTACTTCCTGAACTGTTTAAAGCCGGAACTGGACAGAGGCGGCAAGCACTCTGAACTGGTTAACGACATCGGGCGGAATGACGGCATCGACCCGGTTAGGATCGGCGCTGTTGCGCTGAACGACCAGCTCGCGCTTGAACTGTTCGATCCCTTCGGCCAGTCCGGCCAGCTCCCACTGTTTGAACAGCGCGATCAGCTCAGCGCGGATAACACTGGGTGTGACGATCGCCTGGCCGGGATCGAAGTTAGTGCCGTCATCGGCCAATTTGTGACGCGGGAATCGCAGGGCGATGCGAGCGCGGACGCTGTAGCGCAGGTAAGCCAGGGTGCGCAGAGTTGTGACATCGAGATAGCTGATGTCCTCAACCCCGAACGGGTTGGTCTGGTAAGTTGTGATCAACCGCTCGATCAACACATTGCCGCCTGCGTCGACCTTGAATGTGCTGATGCCGTCATGCAGATGCAGGTTGCGTTCTTCCTGGGTGTAACGATCAGCTTCCTTCGGGGCCAGTACGCCGGGCAGGGTCAGAGTCTGACGCGGCCGGGCCGGATCGGGTTCGTAAGCATCGATTGCTCCGACCACGGCAGCAATCACACAGGGCAGGGTCGGTGACTGCTGCGCCCCCATGATGCACATGTGCGCGCTGTTGCGTGAATCGCCCAGGGTGGTGATAGCCGCGTGGCTGCCCGACATTGCGGCGAAGGCCATCCCTTCTTTCTGAACCATCGGTCCCCAGCGTTTGTCCAGCTCGGCCTCAAGGTCGGCCAGGTTGCTGGCATCGGACCAGGGCATGATGATGGTGTCGTACTGCTCATCACCCATAGCGGCGATGGCAGTGGCGAGGTCGGGGTTGCCGCTGCCACCCGACATGGCGGCGATGGTGCAGGTCAGGCCCTTGGGCAGCCCTTCGTCCAGGTAGTAGCTGTGGCGCAGATCGATGTTGTTGCCTTCTTCCCCGGCGTTGCGGGCGGTCAGGGTGACCACGGCAGCGGCGGCAACAGCGGTGACCGGCAGATCGGTGGCGGCGTTGATGGCGGCGGCCAGAGCTGTTGCGACATCGGCCGGAGCGTCGCCCGATGCGACGGCGATGCGGACTCGCTGGCCGCCGATGTAAAGGTTAAAGGTTCTGGCCGCAGTCGCAGCCCCGCCGAAGGTGATGGTGCCGGTGGCGGCGACACCGGCTCCGTCGTCGTCTAGGGCCAGGGCGTAACAGTCGGTGTAGCTGTTGGCTTTTTTCAATGCGTTCAGCATGGCCGACAGCATGGAGCCACGCCCGAAGCTCTCATCAGCTTGGCTGGCTGAAAGCATGCGAGTCGGGACACCCGCAGCGACAGTGCCGGTGGCCAGGCGCTGACCGAGGACCAGGATCTTGTGCTGGCGCACGGATAGGCCCTGGAGTGCGCGGGTGTTGTCGATCTCGATGTAATGACCCGGCACACGGATATCGATGGGAATCTGGTTAAAGCTGATCATGGCTTATTTGCCTCCCTTCGCTTTGGTTTCGACCACATCGCCATCACGCAGACGGCGCAGCCAGTAGCTGGTTTTCGGTTTTTTTTCCCCTTCGGCTGCCAGGGGCTTGCCGGTGTCCGGATCGCGGACGATCAGGGCAGGTTGTGCAGGTTTGATGTTCATAATTGCTCCTTTATTCAAAATTAACTTACTGTGCGGTAACTTGCGTTTGACCGACCTGTACTTGCGTTTGACCGGCTTTTATTTTCAACCCACGGGCGGATGGCAGGACCATTGTGTCGCTGCCCGAACAGTCCTCATCAATACTGTTGCCGGGGATATCGGTTGCGCCGGGGTGGATTGCCGGGTTGCTGTCGTCACAGTCCCCACTTGTTGCTGTAAGCTGAACAGCTGTGTACCAAGTTGCACCGGGGGCAGTTGCCGATTGCTGGCTTGTGCCGGGGCTGTATCCGTCGCCGTCTGCGTCGAGGTAGTAAGTTGTCGTTAATGCTGCAGATAGAGCGTAATCTATCGTGTGTATATTTGGACTCGGGGCATCGTTAAAATCCCCTCCAGCGACACTCACGTCTTTCACAGCAAAGTACAATTTAATGTTTGACTCAGCGCCAGCTGGCAAATCAAAAGTTGTCCAGAGATTGCGATAGCTGTTGCTCGGCTTATGAATATGATTACCGTTAATAACATGCCGCTGAGGTTGAACAATTGTCGCAGCGCTAAAATTAGCATTCGTTATAGGGCTGGGTGACCACCTTATTTCATATTCGCTGTCGTGTGTTTCACCTGGGAGTGTAGAAACATCCATCCATCCGATTTCCCAGTGGCTGTCTGACGGATCATAGCCAACCCACAAAGACGATATTGATATATCATTCTGGTTTGCCTCTCCAAAATCCGAAGCTGTCATAAAAGTCGGTTTATATATCCAAATATCGTTATCAGATGTCGCAACACCTCCATAGATTGCGTGCTGGATATACATCATATACAGGTGCTCGTAATAATCTTTCCCATAAAAAGACAGCGTTGGATTATCTGGTTGATACGTTGTGCTTACGTTTCTGCGGGTAGTCGGATGTTCATCCCACAACATATGAACCCACAGGTCAGGTTGGACTGCTACCTTGTGATACCAATGCCCATTATCTGACTCAGTTGGGCAGTTTTCACCGTAAGCCCCACCACCGTCCCAACAGGTGTATGTTCCAAGTTCAAGATTGTCTGTTAGACTCCCTACATCAGGGAGCGCAGGGACGCCGTTTAGCCTGACGTACATACTAAACCGGTCTGAAGACGTGCTTGCTATTCCCATGTTCCCCATTGTATCTACCCCTTCCCACAACCACCAAGCTGAGCGGAATTGAGTCCCCGTACCAGAGTCATACAGATGCAGGGTCGACCCTGTTGGATCATGAACAGGACCATAGCTTACAATCTCAGCCCTCGTCTCGTTACCGTAATCGTCTTTTTCAAAGCTACGAGGAACAGGCTTATTATCAATAATTACATAGTCATTTTTTTTCCAGCCTGTCTTGCTATAAGACACGCAGCCGGAAACGGTGCCATCACAGTATTCCCATCCTGTCCAATTCGTCCCACTGCCAGCAATATCAAAAAGTTGTGATGCGCTAACAGGAGCAACAAAAAGACAAAAAACAATAAAAACCCTAACGGTCATCATAAGTCACCCGCCACAAAATCATCCATTGCCTTTGTGCCATCATTACGTGCTTGGACACCAACATAACCTGACGTATAAGTTGCGTCAGTTGCTGTACTGTATAGAGTATCGTTAACGTATAAACTCAGAGATGTCCCATTACACTCAAGCTTAACTGTTGCGTTTGACAAAGACTTGTCGGCGGGCTGTACGTCGATATCTGATCCAGACCCGGCAACAAATTTCTGGATACGAATCCTGGTTGAAGACGACAGGATAGCAGCATACCCGTTTAGGCTGTCATCGGCTCGGCAAAAGATTCCGTCGTTCGCCGCTGCTTCGGATCCCAGGGTAATTTGAGAATATTGGTTGTCGTTAAATTGCGTGCCAGTATACAATGATTGTCCGTTTACCCCATAAGTCGTTCTTGAAATCTTGTTTGATACGACACTAACTGACCCACTGGAGCCTGTTGGCGTAGACCATGCCCCTGATGAAACAGTAGCTAATACACCGTCAGAGTAGTCAAATGCGTCTGTAAATGTTGTCCCACCACTCGCACTAAACGTACACACCGCAGTCACATCCTCGCTGGCGGTATTTGCTGTATACGTCCCCCCTCCAGCATCGATTAACCCAGCCCCAGTACACGTACCAGCACGATCAACATCGGCGGTAACGGTAAATGTCGCGTCAGCCGTAAGTCCAGAAAACGTCTGATCCGTCGTGTAGTCAGTGCCAAGATAAGTGATCTTGTCTGTGCCATTACCGTCAACAATATCGACAGTCAGCGTGTATGTCACAGGATCAGCCGTGTAAGTCCCGGTTGTAACAAGCACACCACTCGCTGTCTTAAAACTCACGGTCTGATCGCTTGTTGCGACAACAACATCCCCATTGGTTAATGTCGCAGGGGCGGGAGTTGTTGTCGTCTCGGTGATCGTCAAACTCCCGCTGCCTTGGTCGTCTGTGCCGCATACAAATGTCGATCCGTTCCATTTGGGGATCTGGCCGCTTGTTGAGCAGCTCAACTGCGACAAGGTCTGGGCGATCAGATTATTGGCATCAGCAAGATCATTAATATCCAGCTCAACGTTTAAACAGATATCCCCGCTCAAGGTCCAGGTGCCACCTCCGCCGGTACAGGCCGATTCTGTCGCGTACTGGTTGTCCGAACAAGTGCCGCAAGCGACAAAAACCGGGATATCACCAGCGGTGTTGCCGACATCAGCAAATGCGGCTGACTTAAAATCGGGCACGTTGCTCAGTTGCGACCAATCACTGGCCCCGTCGGCACCGTTGCAAACGTAGCTTGTATAGTCGATTTCACCGGCATCGAGCACCGTGTCTGAATCATCATCGATCCCGATATCAAGCCGTTGTCCGCCGTTTGCGCAGTTTGCCCCGGCGGCTTCGGCGGTGACTGTGGCCAGGGTGGCCAGGCCGTCGGTGCCGCTGGTTCCGTCCTGACCGTCGCTTCCGGGAGCACCGTTGCAGACGTAGCGGGTTGCATCGATTTCCTCGGCATCGAGTATGCCATCCGCGTCATCGTCAAGACCGATATCAAGCCGTTGTCCGCCGTTTGTGCAGTTTGCCCCGGCGGCTTCAGCGGTCACCGCCGACAGCATCGCGGCGGTGGCGTCCATTTTCCGGTCGATCCGATCGCGCAGCACACTCCAGGGCATGTTGTAAGTGCCGTTCGGGCCGTAAAAGATCAGTTCGGTGGTGTCGCTCGGCTCAAACACATTCGGGTAACTCCAACCCTGGATTTTAAGATCGGCAGCCCAACCCGGCAGCGCCAGGGCCAGCAGTAAAATAATGATTAAACGTTTCATAATGGCTCCTTTAAAACCTGTTTAATGGCCCGAAGGGTTGTCCAAATGGTCGACGGGGACGTCGGCGTTGTGATCAACAATGGTCTCCGTGTCCGGTTCCGGAAGATCCAGTTCTGCTGCTGTTTCTGCATCGACAACGATATCGTTTTGGTCATCAACAATGACGGCTTGATCGTCAACATAGCTGGCACCATCCAAAGTGACTTGATCACGAGCATCGATGTTGCCGTCAATCGGGGCGAGGTCGTACTCAACGCTGACGCGCAGCAGGTCGTCCAGCTCGGCCGGGTTGATGTTGTCAAGCTCGGTCTGCTGTTGCCAGCTGATCGCCCACATCGCAACGCCGATCTCGGTCAGTTGACGGCTGTAGAGATTGGCGGCGCGAACCTTTTCAGCGGCCCTGAGAGATGTCCCCCAGCATTGTTCCGATATCGGTTTGAGCAGGCTGGCTGCCAGACCGAAAGCCGAGTCGTCCTTGGGGTTGCCGGGCTTGTCTGTGGTGATGATCATGCAATTCCAGGTCAGGCTGGCCTCGATGCCGCTGCCGCCGACTGCGATATCGCCGATTGCCAGGCACGACAACCGGGCCGCCGGTGATTTCTGAGCGATGGCCTTGACCTCTTTCAAATCGTAGCGACCGCCGTGGGGGGCGACATCGACCAACTGGGGCAGCGCGGTTTTGATGCCGTCGATCATGGCTTGTCTATGTTCAAGGGCGTTCATACGGCGATCAGTCCTTCCAGATAGTTGTTGATTACGATTTCCAGTTCGTCTTCGTCATCGCTGCTCAAGCCCAGGTAGGGGCGAGCCGGGATGCCGCGATCGTCATCACCGAACTGGTGTGTGGCGGCGTAAATCATGTTGGTTCCGACTTCGACTCCGTCGCTGCTGACGACATAGCCGAGGCTGTCGAGCAGATCGCCTTCGCCAAGCAGGAAACCGTGGTTGCTGTGGCGCGTCTTTTCGTACTTTTCCGACCACTCGGGCCAGGCGCTGCCGTCGGGTGCGCCTTCCTGCTCTTCGATGCGGCGGCGGGTCTGGCTTTCGACCGTGTCGCCGATGATGTCGAGCAGCTCGTGCAGCTCGGCACCGACAATGCGGTCGAGGTAGTCGTTGACGCGATCGAGATCGCGCAGGTCGTATTGCAGCCCGGCACCGGACATCAGTAGTTATCCAAGGTGTCAGGTCCGAAGATCCGCTCAGGGGCTGAGACCTGGACACTGTCTTGACTGACCGGCTCATCTTCAACCGGCAAACCGAGATCAGCGCGACCGGCGGCGATATCTTTGAGCTTGACGATGGCGTTGTTGTAGCGGTCCTTCTTTTCTTCGGTGACTAGGGCTGGGTTGGCCGCTCCGTAATAGAGAGCGATATCGACGCACAGCTCAACCAGGACAGGCGGTACCGTTACCAGGGGCAGGTTATAGGCGCGACCAACATAGATATCGATTTCATTACTGGCACGACGCAAAGCGGATGTCACTGCAGTTGGATCAGCGCTGCCGTCGTTGTTACGGTCGAAGGTGATCAGGTGTTGATCACTGCCATATAGATCGATGATGTCTTGTTCGGTTGCGTACACACTCTCTCCGTTCGTGTGATTTCAGATTTCGAATCTGAGATTTCAGATGTCCGGGCGGGGCTGGCCCGCCCGGGGCTTGGGGTTACTTGCTCAGTTCTTCTTGCCGCTTCTGCAGAGCGTCCACGACTCCCTTACGTTTGTCAGTAGCAAACGGCTCAAGAGCTTCGACTGACTCAACGGCTTCAATTAATTTGACGGTATCACCAACGTTAAGTTGTTTAGGCGGTTCAGCCTTTTCCTTGATCTCACCGCCGACAATGCCGCGCTTCTGCAGTCGCTCGGCTTCTTCCTCGTTCAGCTCGACCTGCTGGCCGGGCAGATAGGTCTTGTCGGTTACGACCGAGCGGCCGGGCAAAACTTCATATTTCATTGATTCCTCCATGCAGGCCGGGAGGGATGCCTCCCGGCTTTAGTGAGTAGTGATTAAACGACCTCGGCCCAGATGACACACTCCGGCTTGAACAACACCGGCAGCGGCCGCGATTCGACCTTGACCCAGCGCCCGGAGGGATCTTCCACTTCCCATTGCTTGGAGAAGAAGATTTGCGCCTCCTTGCTTTTACCAACGCCACCCGGGGCCTTGAGATCGACCACCGGAGCATACAACTCGGCGGCGTGATCGGCGCTGATGCCGACGATGGCAAAGACGTTGGCCGGAACAAGATCCTGGCGATTGCCGCTGTCATCTTTGTAGGTCCCGAAGTACTCTTCGATGGCGACACCGGAGAGGAAGGCGATACGCCCTTCATCGGCAATTTGCTTGCCCGCGTTGTACTTGAGCAGCTCCAGGGTTTTGGGGTTCTCGATCATGGCGTCCATGGCGGAGCTGCCGCAGATGGCGACATACTTATCAACTGTGACTCGATCACCGATGTACTTTTTCCAAGCTCGGATATTCTTCACCGGATTGCCGTCGGGATCGGTCCACAAAGCAGGACCAGCAAGGACAGGTTTCTGCTCAGCTGGAAAGTTGTAATTGACGATAACAGCCCCAGACTCATCGACAACCTGGCCGGACAGAGCCTTGATGGCCATGAACTCGCGGGTGCGATCGACATCGCTCTTCATGTCGAACTGCTCATCGGCCATCCGCTCTTTGAGCAGCTCGGGAGCATTAGCCTCGCCGTGAGCACGCATGCCATTGAGATCAGCAGCACCAATCAGACGCTTTTCAGAAAAGCGCGGAGCCTTGCAGGTAACGGTTTTACGCCCGGTTTTGTCGGTGGTCTGGGCGGCAGCGGAGACACTGATATTCTTAAGGATGCGCTCCGAGTTGGACTTGATGTCCCAGGCAAACAGATCGGACAGCTGCCGCTTCTTGCGCGGAAAAATCACGTCGAGGACATGAGTTCGAACTGTCCGCATCTTGTTAACAGAGGCCGTCAGGACCCGATGGCCGAAGGCTGTTTCGCTGATCCAGCCGGCCAGGCCGAGCATGGGCAATGCTTCGATAGCGCCGAAGCTTTCAGCGGGGGCGGCGAATCCGGAAGCAGGGAAACAGACGATGCCCACGAGAACCATGAACAGCCAGGGGCCGAAGTTAGTCAGAAATTTACGCATGATATTTATCCTCCAGATAAATAGGGTTAGTTGACGAAGTAGATGCCGCGTGCTTCGAGGGCATCTTCGGCAGCCTGGTCGAGGCCGGTCATGTTGGCCCGCTTGTAAACACCGGCATAACCAACCACGGCTCTTACATCGGCTTCTGCAGCGGCAGCCGGTTCGAGCAGTACGGCCACGGGATTTTGACTGCCGTCGGCATTACCGGAGGCGTAAGCAGTGAGCTTGCGGTCGGCGGTGATGCGGCCGAGGATGGTCCCCTTGACGCGATCAGCACCGGCGGCGATGGTTTCGGTTTTGACGACGGGGCCGTAATTATCGCCAGCGATATAGGCTTTGTCGTCCTTGGTGTACTCAGTTGTCATGTTTAAGCTCCTTTTAAAGGGGTGTTAAAACGTTGCTGCCGCTTTTATTCAGCGGGGTTGACCATGTCGGCCATCTCCTGGGCGAGCTTCTCTTCTTCCTCAAAGTCGGCTTCGTCCTGGTTCGTGTTCTCTTGCGGCTTGACCATCTGTTTGAACAGCGGATGAGATGAGAAGCCTTCGAGAAACTCGCGGAACCAGGTAGCCTGGGTTTGCTTTTTACCCTCGCTGAACTCGTACTCGCCGCTGTCCTCTTCCAGGTTCAGCATGAAATCGGCCAGGCCCTGGTCTTTCCAGGCGGGGATGATCTTGCCGCTGTTGATGCCGTCTGCAATAAAGCGGTCGACTTGCGCCTTTTTGTTTTTACTTTCCAGCTCTTCGAAGTTGGCGGTTGCCGTGTTGGCCCGCTGCTCGAAGTCGGCGGCCTTCTTTTCAGCGGCAGCGGTTTTCTTTTTCTGCTCTTCCAGTTGTTGTTCCAGCTCTTCTTTGGTCATGTCGTACTCCTCATCTTGAATGGGTTGTTCGTAATCGAGACAGTTGTCTTCATCGTTGAAATCGATATCCTTCAAACCCGGAATAGCCGGGGGGGCCGCACCAAGGAAGCCCACGTGGCGCAGGGTGCCATTGGGGTAAACGGAGATGCTGCGCTTCTTGAAACGGCCCGCCTGAACCATTTCGCCGAACTGCTGTTCGACTTGCTTGAACTTGGCCAGTAACCTTTCGCCGCTGCGCTTGAGAGCTTCAACCCAACCGTAGGCCGGGGCGTTGCTCTTGGGGTGACCGACTACGATTGGGGCCTCGTGGTTGGTCGGGTCGTAGCCGTTGACCATTTTGTCCAGATCGTCCCTGGTCCAGGTGCGCTGACGACCCTGGCTGTCGGTATGTTTTCCTGCTCTGAATACTTCGATCCAATCGTTCACTGTGTCCTCCGGTTGATCCTTGGTTAAAAACCCTGTTTAAACCCTCTTTAAAATTTAATTTGAGCCACGCATTTCAAAAGCTGCGGGTCTTATGCGTCCAGCGCTTGAGATCGTCGCTTAGAGGGCAAATCCGCAACGCTTAAGCTTGCCCGCATCTTAAAGACACGCTATACTTCCAACTCAAGGCGCGTGCGACACGGTGAAACTCTCCCGGCCGTACCACCCATCAAACCGATGGGGAGGGCAATGCGGGGTTATTGGGAGGCCCCGTCACGCGCCTTTTGCTTTACCTGCCTTTGTACTTGTCCCCTTTTTTCAGTAACCGCTGTATTTCCTGATCACGTTTTGCCTCGGCTTTGCTTAAGCGCCTGAAGCTTGACAAGAACAACGCCTGGCCGGTTTTGGTCGACTTGACCACACTGACGTAGCCGTTTGCGTCGGTCAGCAGGTAGATCAATGAGCTTGCGCTATCCTGGATCTCGACGCCGTTGTCGATAGTGTTCTGGACGTTGATGTATTCGGCCGCTTCCAGCTCCGGGTGGTGATCGAGCTGCTTTTTCAACGTCTCTTTCGACATGCGCACGACTCTGACCTGTGCGCCGATCTTCTCGGCGGCGGCATCTTCGACCACGGCGACCGGGAAGTTCTGCTGCGGGTCCTTGAGCCAGAACGAGAAGCTCGGCCCCTGGAGCAAATCCTTGATGGCGGTGCGGGCGACGGCCCGATCGGCGACATCGAGCTTGTCGGTCAGCATCTTGTTAACAGCAGCAAAACGTTCATGCCCGGGGTTGGTGTCCCAGCCGGGATCGATCCCTTCCGGTACCCACTCAACCTCGCCGGTGCGCTTGTTCTCCCAGGGCACCATCTTGATCTCCGGTGCTTCGCTGACCTTCCAGCCGCGCCGATCGAGTTCGACCTGGCTGATCTGGCGCACATGGCATTTACAGCCCCAACCGTTGGGCGGCATGTGCGAGCGCCAGAAAGCGTGGTCGACCGGAAGAATCAAACCATCCCATTGGACATGCTCTTCGCGGTGTTCCTTGCTGGGCCCCAAACCGTAGCGGAAATAGGGCAGCGCTTGCTTGGTACGCTGAGCCCGCTCGTATTGACCGGCTGCCCGGGCTGTGCGCAGGTTGGCGCGGTAGATGGTCTTGAGTCTGCGCGGGCTGCCGAGCTGGGCGGTGACGATTTCGCCGGTGGCTTCGTCAACCATCTCTTGCTTGCCCCACCAACCAAGCTTTTGCAGGGTCGGTGTCAGATCCTTCTGGAACTGGCGCAGGGTGGTCCCGTTTTCAATCGCCTGGTCGACTGCAGTCCGGATGCTCTCCAGGACATCGAGTTGCATCGCCTTGGCCACGGTAAAACTGGCCGCATGCTCGGTGCGCCAGACATCGCGATAATCGAAGCTGGGCTTGATCCCTTTGTTGCGGAAATATGCGAGGGCCTCTTTTGGGACCGGCCCGGGCGATTTAATCGTCAAGGGCATCTCCCAGGGCGCGGGCTTTGAGTAGCGCCGGTGCCAGGCTGTCGATCAGTGCCTGCAGATCCTGATGCTCGGTGATGGTGGTCAGCTTTGTCTTGAGGTCATCAAGATCCTCGGCCTGGTCGAGCAGATCTTGCAGCGGTTTCAGGATCGGCTGCATGAGCGGTTGCCAGTTAGCCAGCTCGTCTTCGAGCAGGTCGTCGAGGTCGTCGTCCTGGTTCTCGGCGAAGTCGTCGGTTTTCTCCGGTGGCTTGGTGCTTTGATCTTTCAGGTCGAAATCGTCCTCCTGTAAGCCGTAGGTCCTGACGTAGTAGGTCTTCTTGAACTCGACTCCTGTTTCGCCCAGGATTTTGTCGCGCTCGGCGGTCTCTTTTTTTGGCTCCTCCTCTTCAAACCAGATAAAGTTGGGTGTCGGCACGCCGGGGGCGTTGATCTGGCCGTAGTGCCAGGCGATATTCTCCATGGCGGTCTTGACCAGTTTCTGATCACCCTGACGAAAGTCGCCAAGCACATCTTCATGGACCTTGCCCGCGGCCAGGCTGCCCTTGTCGCCGACTTCGGCGGTTAAGGTCTGGCCCATGATGACCTTGGACATTTCGGAATCCATGGCGGTCTTCAGGCTGCTGTGTATCTCAGATCCGGCTCCACTTTTGCCGGTTTCGAGGATTTCAACGGTGCCGCCCTGGGGGATAACAGCAACAGCATCACGCACCATCTTGATCAGGTTGGACAGCATCTCCTGCTGCTCATTGAGCTGTGCGCCCTGGCGGTATTTGCCGACCAGGAAGGGGATGCCGTACTTCTCTGCCAGGGTGACCCAGAACTTGATGCCACCTTTTTTAAAGGCGACCGGCCAGAAGCAGCGCGACAGCAAGCGCAGGCCGTAGGGGTTGTCGTAGGTCGGGAAGTGGCGAGCAAAAACGAACTTGCCGAAAGGAATCTCTTCACCTTCCCAGGGGTTGGCGATGCTGACGAACTTGGGGTTGTTCTCTTCATCAAAGCCGAACCAGCGGGCCGGTTTGACTTCCAGCTTCTTGATTGCCAGGTGGCTGGCCTTAGCAGCTTTCCAATGCATCTCGATGGGAGTCATGCCGTAGTACGGTGCATCGAGAATGCCGGAGATCAGGTCGTAGAGGTCCATATCCTCCAGATCTGAAACGAACTGATCGCGCAGCTTGGTGGCAGCAGCGCTGGGGGCTTCACTGTCGTGGTCGCCCGGTTCCCAGCGGAACTCCTTTTTCAGGGTGCCGAGCTTGCGGGTCTGGATGATGCCGCACAGGTGGCCGTCGGCGGTTAAGCTTTCAAGGATCTCCGACCCGGCACCGAGCTTGCGCAGGATAGGGTCGGGATCGGGTAGCAGACCAAGGAAACCTGTCCAGTCCCAGGCGGCCTGGCGGCTGGCAATCTCTTCGATCAGCTGCTCTTTATCGGCCATTTCGCCAAACTGAGCAAATTGTGTTGGCGACAGCCAGAGTCCGTCGGTCATTACATGTACCCCTGGAATATATCAGCGGTCTCGCGGGGAGATCCGGAAAGGATTTCGGTGTCGGGCTGCTGCAAACTGGCGAACCACATCATCACCTGGGCGATGGCGCTGTCGCCGTGGCGTTGGTTCTTGTCGTCGGTTTTACCCTTGGGCAGCCCTGGAACACCATCGACCACCTTGACGGCCCGCAGGTCGCTGGAGATATCGGCATCCTGGGGTGACTCGATCATGTCGTCTTCATAACCCTTCTTGAGCAGCGGGAAGTTTTCGCCGTACCAGGCGCGGGTGAGCATGACCTGGTGAATTAGCCCGTGGCCGTATTTGTCGGCGGCTTCCTCGGCGATCTGCTGACCGTTGCCGCGTGAGTCAAAGGCGGCTCCACGCAGCCGGGGCAAGCGGTCGAGAATGAAATAGATAATCTGGCGCTGTTGGGCAAAGGGGATGTTCTTCAGCTCCAGATGAAAGAGAATCCTGCGCTTTAAATCCTGGCCGATCTCGGCCGGGTTGAGGATGGTCAAATCACCAGAGCGGGCGAAGTCTTCACCAAAGCAATGTTCGCGCTTGGGATCGAGCCGGATCAACAGTGGCAGCAGATGTTCGTCGCACCATTCACGGATTTCCATTTCACGCAGATGAACCGGTGCTTTGCCCCAGGCGGTATCACGGGCCAACCGGATAACGGGGATATCCGCTTTCATTCGTGATTCAACCAGAACGGCTGGCAGGTAGGTGCCACCACCTTGGCTGGGGATGACGTCAAGTTCTTCCAGGGCAGCTTCGCCGTAGAAATCGTAGACCTCCTGGACCCAATTATCTTCACCTTCTTGAGTCCACTCGATGCCAAGCCGCATACAAACACGGCGATACAACCCCTGACTTACAGCGTCTCTAAAAGTGATCTTATGAACCGAACCTTTTCGCAGCCCCTGGCGGATATCCTGGATCAGTTGATTGAATGGATTGTTAACTCCGTTATGGGTCGAGATAACCCGGACTTTTCCTCCCCAGATCAAAAGAGCCAGGGCAGCTTTGAGAAGTTCTTCCAGGTTGTCATGGAATGCAGCCTCATCGATCACAACGACACCCTGCTTACCACGCAGGTTGGCTGGGCGGCTGGAAAGGGCAACCACTCTGAAGCCGCTATTCGGGAACCTGATGGTATAAGTCTTGATGTTTTTATCTTCTTGGTCTTCTTCCCAGATACCTTCTTCAACTTCTGCAGCTGCAAGGTTGTAAGCTTTGGCCCACATGCCAACCGCTTCGATATATTCGATCGCCATGTCCTGGTTGTAGCCGATGTAATAGACATTCATGCCGTCAGCATTTTTGGCTGATGAGGCAATCAAGGCATCATCGGCAGCTTCAGCCCAGGTTAAACCGGTACGCCGTGACTTTTCCTCAGCCTTCAAAGGCGATTTATCAGCTACCCATTTTTTCTGGTAGCCGAGAAACACACCACCTGGTGTTCCCGGTTCAGGGATATGTAAAACCTCTCCCGCGATCATGTGAGTCCAAGAATTCCTTTTCTTATTTGTTCTGCTGTTTCAGCGGACAACCCGCCTTGTTTGGTTATCTTTTCTGCCGTTTCGGCAGCTTCAACCAGGGCCTGCTGCCGGATTTCTCTTTCACGCTCAACATTCAGGTTGGCGGCTTTTTCAAGCCGCATCATCATTAGCGACAGGTCTTTGCCGATCTTTGCTATTTCACCGGCGTTTTTTTCATCGATCTCACTGCCTTGGGTAAGCATGCTCAGACGGAAGGCAATGGTGCGGAGCATCTCGTTGACCAGATTGCCAATCTTGCCTTGCGGTTCGGCTCCAAGTTCACCGATCCACATTTTTGCGATTTCACGGCTTTCTCGGAGTTGTGCCCCGATCTCTTCCATCTGCATGGCGTAGCGGTTAACCGAACTCTTCGAGACCTTCTTTTTAACGCCGATTTCTTCAAGCAAGGCATTGACCCGCTCGGTTGCTTCTTTCTGAGTGATTGCGGGATCACGCAGAAAGGCGTTGAGCTGATCGCGAACCTCTTGTGGTAATAGATCGATGCTGGAACGTTGCCGACCCATCAATTAGCCTCTTGGCCCCGGACGCTTGACGCCTGGCACATCAACACGACCTTCAGCGACATCTGCCCCGCGTGCATTCAGTGTGGCAACGATGTAATCACCAACGGCCTTTGTGCTGAGCAAGCCTTGCTCCTGAAGCCAATTCAGTTCTGTGCGAAGACGATCTCGACCGATGTTGTTTCCGTAGCAATCAAGAGCCATCTGCAAAACAGAATCGTTCAGGGTGTAGTCGGTGTCCTGCTGCAACGCCAACAGAATGGCCAGCCGGATTGCTTTGGTGTATTTTTCTGCAAATGTGCTCACTTCTTCCCTCCCTGTTCGATCAGGAACTGATTGATTAAATCGACAGCCCGGTTGATCCCTCCGAGCTGACCTTGCAATTTGCCGATCTCTTTTGACAGTACGGTTGTGCTTTCACTGACTTCCTTAGACAAGCTGGCCATGCTTTCATTCACCTGCTGTAGTTCGGTGCGGCTCGGCAGTTTTTTGATTTCAAGCTCCAGTGCGTTTATTCTGATCGCGTTTTTACAGCTGGGAGCATGCCCCTCAATCAATTGCTTGGCCTTCTTTTCGTCGATTTTTCCTGCATTCGACGCCTCCAATTCTTTGACCCGCTTATTGTTCGCCTGGTGTTTACGGCTAATAGCCATCCAAATCAGGACAACGATATTGAAAGTCCATTGTGCGACGGTCAGCCAAAACCCCCATGCGCGATAATCCATTAAAGTGCTCTCCAGTTTTCGTAGATTTCCTGACACCCCACGCATCGCTGTACCCCTGGTACTTTGATTTGGCGCTGCAGCGGGATCTCTTCTTCGCAATCGATACAGGTCGATCGGCTGGGTTTCAGATTGGTGCTGCGGCTGCGATAGCGCTCGATCGCGTCCTGCTGATATTGTTCGGTGATCGCCTGGGCGCGATCGGCGTCGTCGGCCACGCTGCTACCCTCGCAAGCTGGCCGTCTGGTTGATCCACAGCAGCACCTGGCGGACCGGCATCATGTACTGGCCGGGGTCGGACAAGCCTTCTTCTGCCAGGCGTTGTTCCAGGGCTTCGACCACCTGGCTGATAAGCACCTGCAGCAGGGCCTGCTCTTCGGGCAGCAGTTTGTCCCAGTTGATCTGCTTGACCACTTCCTGCTCCAAGGCATCGAGGCTGGTGAGAGGATCGCCCTCGATCACAGCGAGAACGCTGCCGGTTATGGAGACGGCGCGATCGGTCCAGGTTGGATGCTCGGCCAGAACCCTGGCCGTGGTGGCCCGCACGACGACTTCGGCTAAGGGGTCGTTTAACTGGGCTTTAAAGTTGGCGCAGCCAGCCATAAACATGATGCCGGTCATGATGATGGCAATTGCGGGCATCATGATCAGTGCGACGCGGCCACTCTGGTCCTTGGTGGTGACAGACCAGTCGATTTTGTCTTTGGTGATAGCCCGCAGGATCAGGTTGATAACGCTTAAGCCAGCAGCCTGGTATTCAGGGCCGACGACAAAGCCGTACTTGGCCTGGGCTACGGTGGCGGCGATGGCCAGCACGTTAACCCACAGGGTTTTTGATACGATTGGTGATTTTCCGGTCATGCTCTTGCTCCTTGGTGTTTAGGTTTTGGTGTTGCCCAGATATGGTTGACGTCAGCGTTCTTCCCTTCCCAGAAGAACGGCCCGCCGAAGTGTTTGACGGCCAGGTAGTACTTGAGCGCCCGGCGGCGACGCAGCCAGCGCAGGATGAAGCACTTGCTCTCGTGGTTGATGATGCGCAGCATGTTGTTGAGAAAGACGCGATCGGCTTCTTCTTTGTCTTGAATGGTCTGGCCCTTGAGGTACATGAAGTCGTGAACGTTGCAGGCCGGGGTGACATCGATCCCGTACATGCTTTCCGGTACCAGCTCGCTGAGCCAGCCACCAGGGCCGCAGCCGTTGACCATTTTCTTGCGCTCTTCAAGCGGTGTGGTTACCCAGTCTTCGGGGGCATAGATGATTGCGTAGGGCTCATTGAGCATTCTTTTCCCTCCAATCGAGCAGGCCGCTGATGATCGACGTGCACATCAGTACAGGGGTGGACTCGCGCAGCAGCCATTCGAGTTCGTCCGGATTGCTGAGGAAACCCATCTCCAGCAGCACGGCCGGGCAGGCGGTGTTGTTAAGGACGTAGAAGTCAGCTTCCTTGTCGGGGTCGCCGTCGGTCCAGTCGCTGCGGATGGTGGTGCCTGGGTAGCGGTGCACCAGGGCGTTGATCAGGCAACTGGCGGCATCGTCGGCGCGGGTTTTGCCCTTGGATGTAAAAACCTCAAGGCCGTGGGCTCCGGGACTGCTGGCGCTGTTGCAGTGCAGGCTCAGGAACAGATCGGGCTTGATGGCGTCGGCGATGGCCACGCGATCGGCAAGGCTGACGTACTGGTCGAAGTAGCGGGTGAAGTGGACGTCGAACTTTTCTTCGAACAGCAGTGAGCCCAGCATGTGGGCGTAGCGCATGTTGATGGACGCTTCGGTGGCGTTAGCCGCTACGGCTCCCGGATCGCTGCCACCATGGCCTGGATCAATAAGTATGAGTTTTCTTTTTTCCATTGGCTCCCCTGCACAAGATGCCGACCTGGTGGTCGGCTGAATGATTAATTCGTTGTGTCAGGGGTGATAATATTAAAGATAGGTTGGTATTCTTAGTTGACGGACGTCAGGGAAAATGAAGTTTATTTATCAGTGGTGACTATAGTTTGTGGGGGGTCTGAATCTAATGTTCTCTTTCCAGTCATGATTTCTTGCACTGTGGTATCTATCTTTTGTCTATTTGCCCTCCAATTTAAATGGCTAGCCAATCCGTCTAGATCTGGGAATAAAGAGACTTTATTAACCCCCAAAACATCTAATTGATGCCTGATTGTGGCTTTTAAATAGGAAGGTATTGTTACTGTGATAATTGGGTTCATCATCTCTTCTTGATGATTATTGAGGAGTTTCTTTAAACAAAGATTTGGAACCTTGTGATAAGTAAACAAGCCAGATTGATTAACAATTCTACTGGTTACTGCTCTTGCTCTGTAAGCTGCAAGGTGCTCTATCTCTTCAATGCTAGATGTACTCTCAATCCATTGACTCGGCTGATAGATAAATACCTCACCATCTTTTTCGTCCATCTTCTCAACTGCAAAGAACAAAGCAACTAAAGGACTATCACTCCAATCCAATAGGCGCGTTGCTAATCCATGATGTTGAGCGACAGCCAATAACTCCAGTTCATCTGTTGGAAGATTTTCACTATATGCAGGAGCCTGATTGCACCACTTTTTAAAAATGTTTTTATCCTCGTCAATACCAATAAAATATTCTTTCCGACCAGCCGCTGGTATCAACTCCCAAGAGTTATCAGATTGGCCCCTATAAACTTGATTATTAATTACTAAGCGTACTTTGTTGATGATAGAGATAAAAGATTCTATATCTCCACATTCAAAACTAGGCATCATCCAGTTCCCCCTTAGCAAATCGGCTGCCCAGAAAGAGCATTATTGCTTGAGATGCTCCTGAATTTGCCCCGCCAGGGAAGGCGGGGCTTGACAATTAATCGTTGCAACCAATAACGGAAATAATTGTTACTTTATCTCCGGCTCTTACTTTGGGCTTTTTTCGTTGTGACCAGAACTGCCTTACTGACATTACAAGCTCGGCTCGATTTAACTTACGATAGGCAACAACGTCATAAGTGATCCTTCTTCGAGGATCTCTGATAGTTGATCTTACATTCGGCATTCGCATTTACGTTACCTCACTGGTTAGTTGTTGAAGGTGGGAGTAGAGGTCTTCCTCTACTCCCTGTTGATTGTTACCCGATTCGGATCGGGAACGCCTTCAGACCGTATTGACTTGCGTAGATCCTCTTGCCGTTTCTGGTAATCCACGGCCGGAAGATATACTTACCAGCAGGATATTTACGATTCTTACTAGCCATCCATATGCACCTCCATTCCCGAAACAGGTCTAATTCAACTTGAATTCTGGGAATGATTGTGTATAATGGTATCCCGAATTTCATAAGTTCAAGTTGCCCGATCGTTCCGTATCGGGAACCCCATCTGTTGCGCCAACAACTTGATGGGGTTTAGTTTTTAAGCTTCAATTTACCCAGTCTAGCTTTAACGAAAGCACCGTTTACATCAAAATGCTCTTCCATCTCTCTTGATGTCGCACCATCTTTATGCATCTCTGTAGTAACAGATTTTGGCATAAGAAGTGAGCCACACATTTCCCACGCTTGCCATTCTGGATCAAGATAAGGCTTGACCCCTGGTGCAACCCTGTAAAACGAAGGCACTCCGTCTGGATCTTCTTGATTGAAGATCATCTTCGCGCCAGCTTCTCTCATTGCCTCTACATGCAACAAACTGTGACCAACTTCATGACCTAAAGTTGCTCTGAAGCGACGTCGGCCAGATGTACTTTCATCTGCAGCCAAACTTTCTGGCATCATTAAGATACCTTCAATTGGATTTGTTGCCCCGAGAGCGCCGTATACCATCTCTTCTTCAATGATGTATTTAATTCCCGACAACTCTTCCAAGTAAAATTCTACAAATGATTCAACATCGAAAGCCTCACGTCCTTCTAAAACTTTTGGCTGGTAACGCTGCAATAGAGCACATGCATAACGCTCTATTGCAGCCCTACTCAGTGGTGGAATTACGCTTTTCTGGGTCAATTTCTTGTCCCTCCTTCTGCGTTTTCATTTTGTTAGCAACATCAATAATTTGCTGAAACTCCTCATCTGTTAGATCTTCAGCAATTCTCATAAAACTAAGACTCATTACAGGGCGCTTCTTTACAATTTCCTTCAGTTGGGTGTTTGCTTCGAATTCCTTCTGGGCAATGTTCCACAAGTAATTTTTGGGCACTTCGAAAAACTTCTCCAGTTTGCGGATGATATCTACCGATGGAGAAGTTTTCCTCCCGTGCTCAAGGTCTGAAATGTAGCTCATCGACAAGCCCGTAGCAGAAGCAACTTCCCGTAGCTTTTTACGAGCTTCTTTTCTGACTGCCTTTAGGCAGCTCCCGAAACTCATCACCGTCATCTCATTCTCCTTTTGGTTCGGACATAAAAAATAAATGTTTTACGCTGTTCTCAGCAATAAAATTAACGCAAATCTGATTTCGTGTCAAATCTTTTTTTATTGCTGCCTGTGGCGTAATTTTTTAAAACAGGTTCCCCTGCCGTTTCAGAAAATCCTCTTCTCTGCAACGTGCAACGATTCGATAGATGTGACGTGGAGTAGTATCGTACTTCCTGGCAAGCTCTGCATGGTTGGCACCATCAAACTCCCGCCAGATTTGCCAATCTCTGTCATTTATGATCAGAGCGACACCTTTAGGAATATAAACCTCGGAGCCACCGTAAAGCTGACGGACCTTCTCTGATGCTTTCAGAGCAATATCTCTGGCTTTAGAATCGTCAAACCCATCAGACTGCAGCTGTTCCTGGACCACTCTGGCGATTTCGAGCAGGGCTTCTAATCCCTGTCGGCCTGGATGTTTTTCTGTCAGCGGACTCATTCCACCTCCGGTCCAGTCGTCCAGAGTTTGATATTCTGCTCATCGGCAACAGCATTGAAGCGTGGCAGGTAACGCCAATCTTTCGGTTTCTCAAAGATCAACACTACACCCGGCTTACGCTCGGTCATCAAACCATAATAGAGAGACTGACCGATGCTTTCTGCCCACTTGTTGGCAAAATCGAACTCGATGGCGTATTCGGGCAGCAGGCAATCTACACGGGTGCCATCTGGCAAGCGGTATTCGGTGATGCCACCGCGCTGTTCACACCAGATCTGCTGGTAATATTTTTCATGGTGGATATGTGCGGCGTTGGCACTTTCCAGAGCCAGAAAAACCAGGAACAGGCCAACCACCAAAGCGGATATAATTCCATGCAGCACGTCTCTTAACTTTTCAATTATCTGATTCATATTTTCCCTCACTCATGGAATGGAAAAACTCTTGTCCTTTGACAATGTCATCAACAGGTACTGGCGCGTCCAGTTTGTAGCGTTCCGGCCGTCGTGGTAGGCGCGGTAGAAGATCTTTTGGCTCTGGCCACTTATCGAAGTTGTTGATCAATTCTTTAAAACCAATTTGGATACGGCGACGATCGGCCTGCTCGATGTTTATTCCACGCTCGTTAAACCAGACTTCCCACAAACCGGCGGTAACAGTGATGGTGTCGGCTNTTCACGCCCAAAGGCAAGCAGGGTCATTAAAGCCTCTGCAATCTCGTTGCGCAACCAGTCATTTCCGGCCCATTCTTTGAGTGCTAACATTCCCTGTGCGCGTTTGCCGCGTGGTTTTGATTGTGGCTGATCGGCGGGGGCAAGCAGGGGAACACATGGGTTCACCCCTACGGATTCAAGAACACGTTTCAAGTAGTTGTGATTTTTCAGCGGCCGCACTTCACCGGCTTGCTGTTTCTGCCTGATTGACTCAACAGTATCTGTTAATGCGATGGCCAGCTGTTCGTGATCGGCTTTGAGTCCTAGCAGTTCATTAACCAGCTTAACACTGCGGCTATAACTGAGATCACGCTGGGCAGGGCGAAACAGACCGAGATAGTGCACAATTGGCTGCATCAAGGGGCCAGTACTTACAAGCAGTCTCAGCAGCTGGTGACCGGCTTCATCGGAGACATAAGCTTCTAAGCTGTTGCTGGTATGACATACAGGACAACGGAGTTTCATTTTTTAATGTCCCATCCTTCCTTAATTCCTTGTTTCTCAATTGCAGTAATGATGCCGCGCAACTGGTCCAGATCCTTTAGGAAAGTGATATCGTCAACGCCGTACATGCTTTTGGCCATTGAATGGGCATAGTTCCATGGTTTTTTACCAACGGTGAGCAGCGCTTCGATCTTTTTCAAATGCCTGGCTCGGTCGGTGTTGTTATCCATGTTCTTTGGCCGCCCTGGATAACTTTTCTTGGGGCCTTCCTTGAGCGACTTCATGTGATCAAGGACAATGTAACGCTCCCTGGCAGTCAGGTTACCGGCAGATTCTTTGCCGGTCTGCTCTTGGAGCATGGTGCGATATTCGTCGTCATTCATGCCCAGATCTTTCTTGCCGATGTGAATACGGGCAAGCTCTGCTTGTCTATTTACCTTTTTGGCCATTTTCTTCACCTATTACGTTGTAGTTCAAACGGTCTTTAAATTCTTCCTTTTTGCCTCGGTTCCATTGCTGAACCGGGCGGAAGAAACCGGAGACTCTGCAGAGGTTCAGCTGATCGATGCTAGTGGCAGCTTCCCTTCCGATCTTGGTGCGCTTGTCTGGCTTGTAGCAGTAGTAGTTTTCGCCAGCTGCTGGCAGCATCCGCACAAATATCCATCCCTTCCGTTTTTCTTCTGTTTCCCAACCGAGTCCGGAAATAGCTTTACCGTGCTGATAAAAGCCGGCAGCTTCGTACTTTTCCTTAAACTGGCTTTCCACCTTGTTACGCTCTCGTATTTGGTCGAGTGTTCGTTTCACCCGAACATCCCACAGGTTGCTTTCTGCGATAAAAAACCTGAAATTCATTACTGCATCTCCACATATTCGTTAAGACTATACGTTTGTATAGTTCGCTACTGAACCGTTACCTCTTGGATTTTGATCACGTTGTTTTTGTCCGCATGTGCGGCGATCAAAAATCCGTCAACCCAGCCATTACCTTCAACATCTCTAAGCATGGCAATGGACAGAGTGACAATATTGGCTAAGGTTTCTGACAACTCTGCAGGACCGTCGCTATGAGCCTTGGCGGCGATGATTAAAAATTCATGGATATTATTCTGTATCTTCATGGTGTCTTGTTCGGTGGTCACGCTTACCATCACGCCACCTTCTTTCCGGTTTCAACTGACTTAATCTTGGTGATGTCAGCATGTTGGCGACAATCAGGACAGACGAGTTTCTGGATGACATGTTCATGGCCGTCGGTGCCCATATAAGTCATTTTTTTGCGCTCAACCTGAAATTCCCGTGTTTTGCAGCGATCGTTTTTGCATTCGGCTGTTACTTGATATTTTGTTGCCATTATGCCACCTCACTTTCGCATTCAACGCAGACACAACTATTTCCAGGATCGCACTGGTCACACATGAACACACCGCACTCTGGACACTTCCGCGTAAGTTGAAACACTAAAACTTCCATTCCGCAGCCATCACATACTGTCATCACGCCACCTCCTTTGCGTAATACTTAACCTCTGCAGCTCGACCACATTCAGGACAAGTGATTTTGCCGATCTGCCGCTTTTCTATCGGGTTGGCCATAAAAAACGCAGAGGCTCTAAGAGCTTGAAATTGATTCACTTTGCAGGCGGGAATCCTGCACTCTGCTGTTATCAGAAATGCCACTGACCCCTCCTTTATAATTTAGCAACATCAAGGTTCAGCAGCTTGTAGCTGCCATCGTCCTGACGTTCGTAAATACGTAAGTAGGGTTTGGTTTCGGCAACTTCCAGGCTATCGCTGATGGCCTGCATGGCTTTTCTCCATTTTTCATTTTTGATGTCATACCGACGCAGGGCTAAAATTCGGCCTGTATTGACCTTGCCTTCTCGATCGACTTCAAATGCTGAGTTAATGAGCACCATCAGGTTTTCATTGGCACCGGGTCTCCATTCGGCAATGCATTCCTTGATCAACTCCTTGGCCACCATCAGGCGTTCATCAAATACCAGCTGGTCGGCCATGGCTTTCTGGATCTTGTAGCGGCCATCAAAGCTGCGCAGGGTGACGTTTCCTTTGGTTCCACCAAGCTTGACACCGTACTTTTCAGCGGACAGCTGTACGAATGCGTCGACATCGCCCATGGCTGAAAGCTTGAATTCCTTGAGTGCTTGTGCCTGGGTTGCTGCTTTTGCAACAAGCTCCTTAACGGTGCTATCGCGCAGACGGTCGATTTCACTGATTTTATCAATAGGGACTTGATGCCCCTGGGCGTTCTTCATAAATCCTTCCATCTTCTATCTCCTTGTCGGGGGTTCAATCGCTAATCCGGCCACCTTCATCAGTGCCTTATCGGTGGCGCGTTGTTCAGAGCTTTTACGCTGTTTTCTCCAGACGCGTTTCCAGTTTTTTGACGGTCTCCGTAGCGGCGTTTTTTGAGCGTCTTGACTGCTAAACAGCAGCAGCGCAGACACAGCGGCTGTGCCGACCAGCAGCCCAAATAAAAATGCTATTGCGATAGTTGCGATCATATCGATAGTCATGCGGCATTTCCTTTCTGTTTTTTGGAGTTAGGGTTCTGGACCCAGACGTCGCCCTGGCGGATAAAGGGTGCGGGGGCTCCATACCCAAGTCGGTTGGACATAAATTTGGAGCATTTTGCGCACATATCTCGCTTTGAGTAGACGGGGCTGTATTTATTGCTGCAGCCGACAACCTTGCAAGTCTCAGTTTTCGCGTGGTGTTTGTTGTTCATCCGCACGGTGACAGCGTTCGGTTTGAATGGCCTGTCCTTTGGTGGCGGAATGCGTATTTCTTGTTGATCGCCACAGAGCAGGCAGCGCAGGATCATCAGCTTCATTCCACCGAGGACATAGCCTTCGGTGCGTTCGAGGTTGCCGGACTTGGCTCCACATTTTGCGCAGGTTGGTTTGTTCATGTTTTGCCTCCGTTTTTGGGGTTATGGGGGCAGGCTCTACAGGCGCGATACTGTTTTACCCGCAAATGGTTACCACCTGGCCGGGCCTGTTTGCGATGCTGGGCACACTGGCCAAGAGTGATTTGGCCCAAGAACGGGCAGGTCAGGGTTTCATTACCGTAAACCTCGGAGACGCGCTGTAGCACCACATCGGGGCAGCCTGCATAGTTGTCGTGCAAAATCTGATTGACAGTTCCGGGGCTGTAGCCGATTTCTCGGGCTACAGCGGCTTGACTTGATTCGGCGACCTTTTTTTTCAGCAAGGCCAAGCGATCATTTTTGGTCATAGCGGCCCTCCTTACTGTCCCAGACAACCTGCCTGATATTGGGATCATAAACACGCTTGACTCGCTGGATCTGCGGAGGACGTGGCCCAGTGCGTTTGATAAGGCGATAGGTGGCAAGGGTTCCTGATTTGCCTCCGGCGACAACTTTCAAGTAGCCAGCTTGTGCGAGTAGCTGGCAGTATTTATTCGCTTCTCCGATTGCGACAACGTGTTCTTCGATGCTGGCCTGGATAGCCAGCTCTTTTGCTGTAAATGTTCTGATAATGCGCATGGTCGACCACATCAGATAGCGCCCGGTGCCTTGAGTGACAGGGCTCCCGTCCTTGCGAACGCGTGGCGGGATAACGCCTGGATTGCGCTGCAGGGTATAGACCATGGCCGTTTTTTTAGTGTTGTCGGGCTCTGAATCCTCTTTACTCAAATAACCAGCGTTTGTCAGACCTGTGAGGTAGTGACGGATTGAGCTTCTGTCCATGCGTGTGACATGCAACAGGTCGTCGATGGTAAAGGTCTTAATCCGTCGGATTTCAGCCCACAGTGTTTCGCGGGTATCGATGTCTTTGCGCTGATCGATCGGTTTTAAACCCATGATTTCCTCCGTGAGGTGGGTTTGCCACTGGGGAGTTCACTGACGGAGCATTCTTCAAGACCGATCTTGGAAATCCCAAGGGTTCGTGCTTTGTTCAGCACATAATCCAATGGAACGGTCACGCGCCTCACGCTACCTTTTGCCTGTTCATGGATACCGACAAGCAGTCGTTCATCTATATCGATTTCTGGGCAGTACAGGTGAGCGAGGTGGGCTACATCCTCAAGGGTGACAGCGACGGCTCCGGCCCAATCGAGGACGCGGCCATGGATACGTTCCCAGCGTTCCAGTTTTGTGGGCAATTCCTCTTCGCCAATCAGCAGGATCGGGGCAAGGGAGCCTTCGTAAATATCGCGGATGCACTCGATCGACTTCTTCTTAACAAGGTAATCAACTTCATCAATGATCAGCGGGCGATCTGTGTCACACAACCCTTGAGTGATTTGTTCTTCCATTTCATAGATTGTCGCTGCAGGCTTGATTCCCATCTCCTTCAAAATGTCAAGATACAAAGCCTTGCGATTCGTCGACCCTTTGCAGGCGACATAGACGGCATCGAGTTTGTTGCTAACATAGCCAGCTGCTGTGGATTTTCCAAAGCCGCTGGGGCCATAAAAGACAACCAGCCCAGGCAGGTGCGGAGCTCGATCGATTGCCCTTTTGATTGTCCTCATGCACAAGCTGACATTGGCCAGCGGGGCAACGGTGTTGACGGGTGTAGTGCTGTGTGTCATGATTCCTCCAGTTGGTTTAAAGCCCCTTTAAAGGGCGGTTAAGACTGGGTGGCGGCCCAGTCTTTTCTTTTTTTTAGGCTTGCCCCTGATAAAATTC